TCCAACACCACGGACACGTTGTGCCTTGGTGTTGGGGATGAATCCAAAATTAGCCCACTCCATGCTATATTGAAACGGACTTTGGCTGGTTGTGACAAACCGAGTCAAGCGGGTGGCACTTTGGTGGCATGTGCAGTGCGGCCTTCCTACACTTGTAGGACGTGTGCCTGCAATGCGCATGGCGCTCTCTGCTCCCGCCACTTGGCCATCCAACCACCCATGCGTCTAGATTTCCAGAACGTCTGGCTCGCCATGCCTCGGCTCCAGAGTGAATTGAGGCGTGTGTTGCAGTCGGTTGAGACTGAGTGTTGGGATGCTTGGTTGGGTAAGTGGCCTCTTGCGAAACGCATCGCCATAGCCCGATCCATGATTGAGGACGATGTTTTGCCTGGCCTTGTTAAAGCCATGGTGAAACGCGAGTCTGGGCATGATGTGCCAACTCGCGCTCGCCTTATTCAAATGTATTTCAACCTCGCGACCCAGGAGTCGTTTGCGCGTGAGTTCTATGCCATGCAGAAAGCGTGTACTTCCCTGTTCCAACGTTACCTGTTGGGCCATGGGATCCGCGTTACATTTGCGTCTGCTATGGACTCGGTCGCGCTAGGCACCTGGTTGTCTGACGTTCTCACCGACTTGCCGCACGGGGCTTGGTACCATGAACGAGATGGCAAGAACTGGGATTCCACCATTTCAGCCGCCCACATAGCCTTGAAGTTGGCTGTGTATGAGGCCCACTCGAGTGGGTTGCGCGAGTTTGCCGAGCGATGTGTTGACGTCGTCGGCTCTTTGCGCTCCATCAGCGGCGTTCTTAAGTACCGAGTCCGTGGCACCACTAAATCCGGCCATAATGACACGACCCTCGGCAACAGTTTGATCAATGCTTTTGTGACGTATGAAGCTATGGTCCGTTGCGGTTTGAGGGGCGATATCATCGTCGCGGGTGATGACTTGCTAGCTGTGATTGATACCGATTTCGAACTTGATGCTTTGCGTGACTGTGAGTCAGCTTTGGGCATCATTCCTGTTAGTCGTAAGTTCCATCACTACAGCCAAGTGAGTTTCATCTCGGGCGTTTGGTTCCGGTCTGGTGCCTCTTTCCTCTTCACTCCCAAGCCCGGTCGTTTGCTTTCGCGTTTGTATTGGACTACTTCGCCACCTTCCAGGCGTCAGTTCAATGACTGGAAATATTCAGTGTTCATGGGCCTGTGGCCCGTGTGTCGACACTTGCCCATCGTGCGAGCTTTATTGTTCGCCAATTTCGTCCATGGGCGCAGAATTCCAGTTGCGAAGGTAGAGCTGTACCGAAACGATCCAGGAGTTGTCTCAAACCTGGCGGTAGCAGAGGATTTCCTCCGCCGTTATTCCATCACCCCCTCTGAGGTTGTGGATGCGGAGCACCATCTGCTACTGTATGGCGCTAGCGCTGGGATTTTGGTCCACCCAGTGCTCACTCGCATAGTCGAGTTTGATTTGGCGGATTGCCTTTCCCGTCCTATTGAAGCGCCGACCACTCACCGTTTTACACCTTCGGTTTACCAAAGTGTTACTTCAGCGCCATGACTGAAATGTCTCGTGCTGATCCCTCTCATTTCCAAGGACTCTTGCGCAAGGTTGAGTCCCTTGGAATCCCCCCTGAAGCAGCAGACTGGCTTCTCAAGGCCTTGCACCCTCCTGCTCCGGTCAACTCCCCGGGACTGCCTGATGAAACTTGGCTCCCGCTGGTTCGGCCGGATTTCAAGGATGCGACGGTTATCGGCGCCCCGGCCGGGGCGACCGTCACCTGGGACCTGTGTATCTGGAAAGTCCCTGGAGATAATACCGTCGCCCTTTGGTGCTCCGCGCTACCTGGCACGGATTTCAACACGTCCGGCGTGATCGTCGGATCCGATGTTGGAGTTCTTAACTGCCAGCAAGTTGAGAATGAAGCGGAAGCTTACGCGTCCATGGCGCTCGGCACCGGAAACCCAGCACCTGGTGCTGGCTTCTTCGGGGTCGTGGTGCCAGCTACTCGACCTTACAGCTTCCGCACCCAGTACTCCTCTATCACTGCGTACTTGACGTCGTCTTCGCTCTATAATAGTGGAACCGTCTATGCCGGTCAGTTCCCGCGTGGGTTTACCCACCGTGGCAACCAGGCGGACGAAGCGAATGGGCTTTCCCCGTTCGGTTTCCCTAATGGAGTGCATTCTATGGTTACCAACGTACCTTTTGATGAGGACTCACTGATGCTCATGGCGCCGGGTGCCTATACGGCCCCGGCGCGCGATGGCGCGTA